ACACTCTAATAAGAAAATATAACACAGGAGGAATAGTCCTAAGATGAGTAAGACAATCCAAGAGCTCCTCTCGGGTCTCCCAGCTTGGGAGTCAGCACTAACCGAGGATGGGCACATAGACGAAGACAACAGAGTAACCATCAAAGAGGCTTTTGCATCACCAGATGCAGCAGCACTTTTCCCTAAAGTTATCTCTCGCACTCTAAGAGAGGCTGCAGAGCCACAATTGTTGATCACACCCTTACTTTCTACTGTTCGCCTTGGAAAGGGCCGTTCATTAGAATTCCCAGCAGTTAATGCAATCCAAGCAGCAGAGATCCCTGAAGGACAAGAGTACCCAGAGCAGTCACTCGCATTTGCGAAGCAGATTGAAGGCAAAGTGTCGAAGAAGGGCGTTAAGCTCTCCTTTACAGAGGAAGTCATCGCTGACTCCCTTTGGGACATCGTTGGTCTTCACGTCCGCGCAGCAGGTCGTGCAATGGCTCGCTTGAAAGAGCAGATCGCACTAAGTCGTTTCAAAGACGCCGCAACTATTGTCTTCGACAATGACAGTGGTTCATACGATGACACAACTGGTCGTGACATTACCGGTGCCTTCAATGACACCATCACGTGGGACGATATCGTCGACATGGCAGCAGTTCTCATGGCAGAAAAGCATGTTCCAACCGACTTTATCCTTCACCCATTGATGTGGTCAGTATTCCTCAAAGATGCAATCTTCCACTACGGTGGAGCAGCATCTTCGGTCAATACAAGTTGGGGCTACCGTCCTACAAATGCAGATGGAGCACTTAACTCAACTGCACCTATGGGCCTTAATGTCCTTGTATCACCATTCGTAAGCTTCACAGCTAAGAGCGGTGCTACGGCAGCTAAGTCTGACCTCTTCTTGATTGATAGAAACGAAGTTGGTTCATTGTTGGTTAAGGACGATATGTCCACCGATCAGTTCGATGATCCTTCACGTGACATCCGTCAATTGAAGATGAAAGAGCGCTACGACATCGTAATGCTTGGCGATGGTGAGGGTATCACTGTTGCTAAGAACGTTAACCTCAGCCGTAACTACGAGGTTCTCGTTACTAACGAAACAGCCTAATCTTAGGACAATTATAGTTGCGGTCACTTTGGTGACTAAACCTAAGGGATTTGGGACGGTAGGTAACTACCGTCCCTTATTCTTTTTCCAAACAAGGTTACTAAATGTACAGAGGAATAAGGAGATAATGTGGCACTATATTTAATAGAGCACGCTAGTGTAGACGCTGACGTAGTAATAATTAAGTTTGGTAGAACTGTTAAAATCAGTACTCTAATTAATCCAAACTTTACGGTAGAAAGCACTGACGCAACTCCAATTGTTGTAAATAGTCCATTTGCGCCTATCAATACAATTACTGATTATAATCAGATCTCTAGAACATTAAGATTATTTTGGGACCAGCAGTTAACTGCCAATAAAGAATATAAGATAAAAGTAACCAATCTCTTCGATGCCGTAAACGAAAAGATACCATCAGAAAGTATAGTTTTTACCAAGAATGACGATGCTACTCCATCTACGGTAATAGCTAATATAACTTCATTCCAAGAACCTGATTATGAAGAAATTTTAATTGAAGATAAGTCTTTAAGAACAGATGCTTTTTCTACAGTTCAAATTATTGCTAAGAATCCCAATTTTTTTATAAAATCAATAGATCCAGAAAATGGTTCATTTTATATAGACAACTCCCATAACAACGGCAGAGTCACAATTACCTTTAACGCTCGCCCAGCTTCTAACTTTCTTAATAATGATTACTTTAAAGTACAAAGAAAAAAAATTCAAAGAATACCATCTAGGTGGGAAACAGTTTCAGCTAATGTTTCAATTCATTCGTGGGAGCCAGAAGTTTACTTAGACATGCCTTCCCCCGATGCCACACCTGTATTCTATCCAAATGACAAAGAGTATTATGAAACTGGCTACAAGTATAGAATTATAATATCTAAAGATATAGGTATTTAATATGTCTAATTTTGTTTACAAAAAAGCAAAAGAAGCAATATTAAATGGACAGATAAATTTTTCTTCTAATCAATTTAAATTATTATTCGTAAAAACAGCAAACTATACTGCATCAGAGTCATCTCACGAGTTCCTCTCTTCTGTAGCCAATAACGCAATTGCTGCTACCAGCGGTGCAATCAGTGGGGTAACTAATACTCTTGGGGTTGTCGATGCCGATGATATATCAATTTACCTAGAAGCTAACACAACATTTGAAGCAATAATTTTATTTCAATCTACTGGGAATACTGCTACTTCCAGACTACTATTTTATATAGATACTGGATTTAACTTACCATTTACTGGTTCACCCATAAGCTCTAGTTTAACTATAGTCTGGGAAAATAATTCTACAAAAATATTATCATTATAGGAGCATAAAATGGCTACAAATTACCCTAACTCTTTAGATGTTTTAATCAATCCAACTGCAACAGATACCTTAAATTCTGGCGCAGTACCTCACGCCCAGCAGCATGCAAACATTAATGATGCCATGGAGGCTGTCCAAACTGTCCTTGGAATTAATCCAGCAGGTTCTCACTTAACACTTAAGGATAGAATACAAGCATCTGAAGCTCTAAATGGCTTAAGTGACGTTACTATTACTTCTGTTGCTTCTGGCAACGTACTTAGGTACAACGGCACAAAATGGATTAATTACGCCGAAAATAATTTAACCGATGGGGGAAACTACTAAAATGGCTAATACAATTAGAATTAAAAGAAGGGCGTCAGGCAACGCCGGTGCTCCAGCATCACTCGAAAATGCAGAAATTGCCTATAATGAAGTTGACGATATTCTCTACTATGGTAAGGGCACAGGTGGAGCAGGTGGTACTGCTACAACAATGGAAGCTATCGCAGGCCAAGGAGCGGTAGTTGGACTTACTGGCACTCAAACAATTACTGGTAATAAAACATTTTCTGGCACTATAGCTCTTGGTTCTTCGGCAACTGCAACAACTAAGTCTCCAAATAACAACTCAACATCACTTGCTACTACTGCATACGTAGACGCAGCAGTTACTGCAAGTGGTTCATTTACTGGGCTAATTTTTGCTGGTGATACTGGAACGAGTGAAGCAATTGCAAATGGCAATACACTTACAGTTTCTGGTGGCACAGGTTTAAGCTCAGTAGTTTCAGCAACAGATACTGTTACCGTTAATCTTGATAATACAGCGGTAACAGCTGGATCTTATGGTTCAGCTAGCGCAATCCCAACCTTTACAGTTGACGCACAGGGTCGTTTAACAGCAGCTGGAACAGCTTCTATATCTACTTCATTTACAGTAGATGCAGATAGTGGTGCAGATTTAACAATTTCTGGTGGAGACACTTTTAGAATAATTGGTGGTACTGGCTTAACATCAACAGCTTCTGCAACCGACACACTTACTTTAGACCTTGATAACACCGCAGTATCAGCAGGTTCATTTGGTTCTGCCTCATCGGTTGGAACCTTCACGGTTGACGCTCAGGGTCGTTTGACCGCAGCTGGTTCAACAACAATAGAAATTGCGCTTGGAACTAACACTTCAGGAAACTATGTAGCAACAATAACTGGTGGAACTGGTGTTACTTCTTCTGCAGCAACAACAGGTGAGGGGACAACTCACTCACTATCTATTGGTCAAGATGTAGCAACCTCTGCAAGTGTAACATTTGCAGGGCTTACACTTAATGGTGGAAGTATGGTATTTGAAGGTGCAACTGCTAATGATCATGAAACAACCCTTGCTGTTACGGACCCAACAGCAGACCGCACAATTACACTTCCAGATGCAACTGGTACAGTTGCTTTGGTCGCAGACGTTGCAGCACTTTCGGGTGCAACATTTACTGGTGCGGTATCTGGTACATCTCTTACCCTTTCAGGTGACCTAACGGTTAATGGTACAACGACTACAATTAACTCAACTACAATAACGGTTGATGATAAGAACATCGAGCTTGGTTCAGTGGCAACTCCGACAGACGCAGGTGCTGACGGTGGCGGTCTTACGCTCAAGGGCGCAACAGATAAGACCTTTAACTGGATTGATGCAACTGACGCATGGACTTCATCAGAAAACATGAACCTTCTAACCGGAAAGTCATTCCTGATTGCAGGAACTTCTGTACTCTCTGGCTCTACTCTTGGTTCAGGAGTAACCGCATCAAGCCTTACTTCAGTTGGAACAATTGCAACTGGTGTATGGAATGGTACCGCAATAGCCATAGCTAACGGTGGAACCGGCTCTACAGACGCTGGAGCAGCTCGTACGGCCCTTGGATTGGCAATTGGCACTAACGTACAGGCCTACAACTCTACACTCGCTGCTGTGGCTGGTGGCACGTATACTGGCGATGACAGCATTACAACCCTTGGAACAATTTCTGCAGGAACTTGGAATGGTACAACAATTGCTATAGCTAACGGTGGTACCGGTTCTACAACGGAATCAGGAGCTCGTACAGCTCTTGGATTGGCCATTGGGACCAACGTACAGGCTTATAGCTCAACTTTAGATAACGTAGCTGCAGGCAACTACACACTTGATGGTGGAACGTTCTAACTGCTTTATGTTATAATATTTTAGTTAAAACGGAGTAGCAAATGGCTAATGTTATTAAAATCAAACGTAGTGCAACAGCTTCTGCAACTCCAAATACATTGGAGCATGGTGAGCTAGGGCTAAATTATGCTGATGGAAAGCTATTTTATAAAAATCTATCAAATTCCATAGTTCAGTTTACGGGCAGTGTGGGGCCAAAAGGTGATGCAGGTGTAGCGGGACTTGCTGTTCAAAGTACTGCGCCAGTTGATACTACTGTACTGTGGGCTGATACTTCTGTTTCTGGTACCGCTGTTGTTCCTACTGGTGGAACAACTGGGCAGGTATTGGCTAAATCTTCTGGTAGCGATTATGCAACAACGTGGACTACTCCAGTTACTTCTTCTGATTTAGCATTAAAGGCAAACTTGGTTGGCCCTACTTTTACTGGAACAGTTACACTTCCATCAGACACTTCTATTGGTACTGTTAGCGCAACAGAAATTGGGTATTTAGATGGAGTTACTTCCGCAATCCAAACACAGCTAAATACAAAAGCTTCAACAGGAAAAGCCATAGCTATGGCAATAGTATTCGGAGGATAAATCATGGCAGCACCAAACATAGTTAACGTTACAACAATTACAGGAAAAACAGCTCTACTTGCTATTACCAACTCTGCAACTGCAATAGTAGCAAACTCAGCAGCAAGTGGTAAAGTATTTAAAGTCAATGCTTTATACGTGTCGAATGTAGACGGTGCATCAAACTTTACTTTAAATGTTGACATATTAAGATCTGCAGCAACACCTTCAACTTATCGATTAGCACACCTTCTTGTCGTACCCGCCGGAGCAACTATTGATGTTATATCTAAATCTATTTACCTTGAAGAAGGAGACTCTCTTCGCCTTACAGGAAGCACAACTCTTAAACTAGAGGGGATTGCTAGTTACGAAGAGATTAGCTAATGCCAGACTTCCCTTCTGCAACTAGTGCTTCAGGCATCTGGTCTTTAAACGATGTCGAAGAGGCAGTTCAAGGCAGTAATTGGTCATCAACATTTCCAGTCGTAAAAGATGGACTACAACTTTATCTAGATGCTGGTAATACAGCTAGTTATCCTGGGTCTGGCAATAAATGGTATGACCTAAGCGGAAACAATAGGCATTTTACATTAAATAATAATACCTTTACATCTGGATCAATTCCATATTTTTCAACTCTAGGTGGGAATATGGTCGGTCCAGAATCAAATTCATTTCAGATTAACGATAGAAATGGTTATACAATTTATTTAATCATGTATCAGAACTCTTTGGTAAATAGTGCTGCGTTTAAGTTTTACAATAGCGGGAGTGGCAGAGGAATTTTTGCTCACTGCTCATGGGGTGATGGAAATATTTATTTTGATCAAGGAGGTGGTTTCTCTGGTGATCAAAGAATATTTGCCAGCGGAGGAACCATGACTGCATGGAATATATTTGTGTTTAGAAGAAATGGCTATAGACAAAGACAGATTTTAAAAAATAATAGTGTTTTAGTAAGTGGTCTGGATTTAGCAGCAGATTTGAATTTAAGTTCAGTCAGTGCAACCCTTGGTTCAACTGATGAATATGGTGGTACATCTTCCACATGGAATGCAAGAATTGGTCAATTTATCGTTTATAATCGTGGATTAAGTCGTACTGAGATGCTGTACAACTACAACTCATTAAAAACAAGGTATGGTCTGTAATGCCTCAGTTTCCTAACCCCAATAACTCCACAGGTACTTGGTCGCTAGAAAAGCAACGCAATGCTGTTATGGGTTCTAATTGGGGTTCTCCATTGATTGCTACAACAAGTGTTGTTCCGTATCTGATTGATGTATTTGGAACTAAATATTGGGTTTATAGATTTGTTGTTGATAGCAACACAACAAGTAAAACTTTTACGATGGATATTTCATCTGGAACCGCTGTTGCTGAATTCTTGGTAGTAGCTGGTGGTGGTTCAGGTGCTGGTTATGTAGGTGGTGGAGGTGGTGGAGGAGGTTTTGTTGAAGGTTCTTTCAGATTGACCTCTGGAACATACACCATAGTTGTTGGTGGTGGTTCTGGACCCGGATTGACCTCTGGCAATGCTCGTGGTCCAGTAGGCAAAGACTCTTCAATCTCTGGTCCAAACCTTTCAATCACCGCTTATGGTGGTGGTGCTGGGGGTAATCATGACTCAAATGCTGGCAGTGCTGGTGGTTCAGGAGGAGGGGGTGCCTCAACCAACGGTCAGACATCTTTGGGCGGTGGTGTTACGGCAGCAGCAACCTCTGGATCAGCAATTATATCTGCTGCTTCATACGGTTTTAGAGGTGGTAATACAACAGGAGCACGAGGCGGTAATGACTGTGAAGGCGCAGGAGGAGGTGGTGCTGGTGGTCAAGGTCTTGACCATTT